AGAAGATAATAGAGTAAATGTAGCTTCTTATGGGTTATTTCAAATTAATCCTATATGGTGGCGTGATGAAATAGTAAAGTTTCTAAACGAAGAAGTTCCTGATAAAGTAGATGAAGAAATCGCTTATACAGAACCAACGTATTATAGTGATACAGATATTCCAGTACTAACAGACAGACAGATTAAATTAATTACAGACCCTTTTTTAAATGCTAAATTTGCAAAAGATCATATTTATACGAGACATGGTTGGGAGGGCTCAGGACCAGATGGAACAAAAGTAAATGCAAAAGGTGAGCCACTTATGAATCCTGGCTGGACTTCACTGGCACTCTTGAAGTTTGCAGAAGCTAATTCTCATCTAACAACCTCAGATTCAAATGATCCAGATAAAGCGGGAGATCTATCAGCTATAAGAGCTAGAGAAGAAGAATCGAAAGATTTATGGAGAGATTCAAAAGGACCTGAGCTAGATCGGGCTGCTTCAGGTTTACCCTTAAACCCATTAAAAGATAAGTACCCAATTAGTGCGGATGGTTCTTATAAGTTTTTTAATGAAGTACCTACTGATAGAACAACTTCTTCTACTCCTCCATTTGATAATAGTATATCTGAGAATCCTGAAGGACGACCTATGGAAGAACCTCAGTCTGCTTTTACTAATCCAGATACTTTTGTTCCACAATTTGTAAGAGATGGAACATCACAACAAACAGACCCTAGACAAGCACCAGAGTTTCAACCAAACTTTATAGCACCGAATACGGTACAGTAGTGTTCATGAAAGAAAATATTTGTCCGAATTGTGAAGGCCGACTCGTTTTTGAGCCAGGACACATGAGCTTCAATAATCAAGGAATGTTCTCAATACATGCGGAAAACCGCATCGTTTGTCTTATGTGTGCTCGATATAGATACTTAGATGAATTCAAAGGATGTGAGACGGTAATGGGCCGAACCTCTGCACTTCCCCACTACGTACTAGAATATGCTCCTGCAGGTTCTTTAGAACAAACTAAAGCAGCTGAGCGCAAAGCACGATATCTCTTGACAAGAACCCCCTAATTTGTTATAATGTAAATGGACGAGTACCGCATTGAATCGGAGGGTATAGCTATGTCTGAAACTTCAGAACAACGAAAAGCACAAGACGCACATATTACTGATATGCGCGCAAAAGAACTAGCAAGAATGTCAGGTAGAATTGACGGAATGAGAAGTAATTCTACTGAGAAGATTGCTCGTATGAGGGCAGATGCCTTTGACCGTACAATCAAGATGGGTCAATCAAAGAAAGGGAAGAAGGGCAAATAGGGGGAACGGATGGACGAACAAAAGGAAAAGAAGCCAAGTTTTTTTAAAAGGGTTTTCTCAATCCCCAATGTACGATTGCCAAAGATTCATTTTAAAAAACGAGAATGGCGAACACCTAGTATAAATGCTAGTATGCCGAACGTTATGAATGTGGGAAAGGTTCCTGACATTAAAATGGCAAGCTTAAAAGGCACACGAATTATAGGTGGCGTTTGGAGAGTTGGCACACTCGGATTACTTATTGGTGTAGCCGTTACAGCCTTCGCAATTGGTACAGCCATCAAAGGACTCAATGCAGCTCCGATATGGCCTGAACCCGCAAATTATAACGCAGCTAGAGTTCCTGCAGACCGAACCCTACAAGTAGGGGATGAATGGGTATTCGCAGATAATACACCTGCTGACGTTCGAGAGCTACAAACACACACCCTTCAGCTTAATATATCTGGTGCACGAGCCGCAGACATTACTATCTCTGGTCTAGAGATTGGTAAAGCTTCTGGACTAACAGATGCAATTCAGATAGTAGGTACTGCTGATAACGTGCTTTCATGTGATTCTGTACTTATTGACAATGTAGAAGCAACTACCTTTAACTTAGCTGCAACAAAGGTATATGAGTTAGTTATTACTAATGTGAAGGCTGATGGTCTTTCTATCGGCCCAACACTCTCTTCTACTCCAAAAGACATTACAGTAACCTCTACTCGTGGCGCTGTAAAAATTCCGGGGGTAACCAGTGGTTCTTTCGACAAGATAGTCATTAGTACTTTAACTGCAGATAGTTATTGTCGTACACTTACACTTAGTAACATATCCGCTTTTGGTGGAGGGATTAATCTCGACCATATGGAGATTGGCACTTTAACAATTCAGAATAGTAAGATTGGTGATGGGACAGGCATTGATGCTCCAAGTTTCATAATTGATGCAACTACACTGATACAGTCACTGACGGCAAGTAATAACTATGAGGCACCGATTAGCGTTCAATAGGAGGATTAGATGGCTACTAGTAATTGCGGGTGTGTTGAGCCTATTCGTTCTGCTTCCGAGCGTCGTCGAAGCACCATTCGGAGCTTATCAACAGAAGTCCCCCAACCCCGAACCAATATTGAGCGTGACGGTGGAGACACATGGTTTGAATCCTACTCCTGTTGCTCAACGGGAAATGCCGTTTGTACATGTGGAGGTAGTTCCACTCCAACCTGTAACTGTTCTGGATAGATGGGATTTTAATATACACCTAAGTAATTCAGCATGGCGTGGTTATTGGAGATGGCATGGGTTAGGTGATGATAAAGAAGAGACAGATGAGTTATGGAGATTTGTAAATTGTTTACACGGAAGTGGTTCAACAACTCCACTAACACTAAAACGAAATGATGAGAAAGTGGGAATCTTTCATATAAACCCTCAAGAGTACTACTGGATTACTGAGTGGCATAATATACATGATATAGAAGGAAACATGGAAGCAGCCCACAAAATATGGAAACTAGACGGATGGGATGTCTGGCCTCATTGTTCAAGTATAATGAAATGGAGCAAAGACTATGAATGAAGAACAACCCCCTATTCAAGAACAACCTCCTGTCCAGCCCCCAACACAAGAGCCGGTTCCCCCTCGTTCTGAGGGCACTACTATTACCGGGATTCAGCTTTTAACAGGTATCATATTTATTCCTGTTGTAATGGTGTGGCTTGCACTAGGTGCACGTATCATATGGTCCGCTTCTGAAAATCCAGAAACTCTTGACCAAATTGAAGGACTTCTTACCGCGCTTGCCGTTTTGAGCCTACCTGTGTCTATGGGCCTAGCAAAACTATTTGAAGCATTCGGAAATGAAATTGAGGCTAGAAATAGAAATGATAGGTAGAGCACTAATAGGAGCACTGCTCCTGTTTTTTATATTAACTCCGCTAACAATATGGGAGATAACTACATTACATGATACAATACAATCGAATGAGATAGCACTTGAAAAAGTAAATAGACAGATTATGGAGTTACAATATCATGTAGTGTACATTGAAGAGACACTAGTAAACGTAGTAATAACCAGTGAAACAAATGAATACAGGCTAGATTTAATTGAGGAGATTTTTGACTAATGAAAGAGATAGAAGAAGACGGTGCAGTATTGTTTGAGTATGATAGCTCAGGAAGAGTAATGGACGCTGACATAGATGAAGATGGCTGGGAGCAAATGGTCTTCGCTGAATGGCAGATGCGCTTTGACTCCACTCTTGGATACGGAGTCACACGTATAAAAGACCGAGAAAGCTATGACAGCTGGAAAGCCGCCCGACCTACCTGGGATGTATACGATGCTGACGAACGAGTTCGACTAGGATTAGAACCTTTTAAAACTGTAGAAGAGCATGAAGCAGAAAAGAAAGCTCTTTATACTAAGGCAACTGCAGCTGGTAAAGAAGCGTGGGAAACCTACTTAGCAAGCAAAGGACTATCAAACGATGGTACCCCTGAGATGGCTAGGGCATGGACTGACTACGCACGAATGATGCAGGGCTAGGAGCGACGCGGGGTGGAGCAGTGGCAGCTCGTCAGGTTCATTGTCTGAAGCGCGTAGGTTCGATTCCTGCCCCCGCTACCAAACTAATGAGATTATCTTTCTTTGGTTCCCCTGGATGTGGTAAGACAACTATGTCTAATAGCATAGCTGCGCTTTATGGGGGAACTGTAGTAAGCTTTGCAGACCCACTACGCGAATGCGTAAGTGAGACTTTTGAAATACCTATGGAAGATTTGGTTCATGTACCGGAAAAATACCAGTGGCGACAACTATTACAATTTTGCGGAAATCGGATGCGAGACAAAGACACTAATTTTTGGGTGGACAAGATGGGAGATCATCTCAACTCTTTTGACCCAGACCACCATCTTTGCATTGACGACATGCGTTACCCTAATGAGTTTGATCTTCTTAAACGTCTTGGATTTGAAATGGTCCATGTGGGGTCCAACCCTTCGATATCCGGAGCCGCCATTACCGCAGACGAGTCCAAAGACTCCAGCGAAGCCCACTGGAGAGACTTCATGCCAGATTACTATGTTCCATGGAGACAGCACAAATCCATGCGGGTACACCTAATGTTAACAATACGAGATGACAAAGCAGGAGTAAAAGAGAAACATAATAGGGTAAGCAGTTAAAGGAAGCATATGAACGAAGAACATCTCTATCTGGAAATGCCTGAAGTTCCCCAAACAGATTTTATCTGGGGCGACTTTATACCAGAAAAAACTGTTGACGATCTGGTCAAATTTGTAGCAGAGTACGGATATATGCTTCATAGTAAAGAAGGAAGCACTACTCTAGGAATCAGTAAAGATCACAAAGACTCTGCTGATACTGCTTTAAGCGTTATTATACGACATCCTGCTATGGTTACTTTTTTGGGTAACCTTCAAGAAGTGCTAGTTAAGTATATGGAAAAGTTCCCTTGGTGCGCTGGGTACGGTGCATTTAAGCCCCATCCACATTTTAATTATCAAGCATACCCTATTGGCGGCGGATATAAGACTTGGCATACTGAACGATCTGACGCAAGTCCTGAAACAGGCAATAGACTCTTTGCATGGATGACATACTTAAATGACGTCCCGGACGGGGGAACCGAATGGTTTCATCAAAGCTTGTACGTTCCTGCTCAAAAGGGCTACACGGTCATTTGGCCCGCAGACTGGACACACACCCATAGAGGCCGCCCATCTCCTACTACGGAAAAACAAATCGTTACCGGCTGGTATGAATTTGTATAATGTGCTATACTAGTGCCAATGGTAGAAAAAACACTCATTGTGATTGGCCTCCTCATGTTCCTCCATCTCATCTTATATAGATATATAAAGAGTAACTAGAAAGGAATCAGTGTGTGGTTACACATCCCTCGCAAACATATCTCAGTATCGCATCTGGAGTCGGAGGACTTGATTTGGCGGTTACGTCTGGGAGTTCTGGAACGGCTCATCCCATCTGTTACATTGAAAACGAAATTACTGCAGCCGCAGTCTTGGCGGCGCGTATGGAAGACGGAGCATTGGCTGAAGCACCTATTTGGTCTGACCTTAAAACCTTCGATTATGGAAGCTGGAGCGGCCTCGTGGATGGAATCGTTGCGGGCTTCCCGTGCCAACCATACAGTATCTCAGGAAACAGAAGTGGGGAACACCACCCTGCCTACGTATGGCCCTCTCTCCGAGATGGAATTAGAGCTGCCAATCCTGCATGGGTATTTCTTGAAAACGTCAGTGGAATCCTTGGATTCGGAGGATACGAAATCTTCCGAGACCTTCAAGAAATGGGTTACGAAGTTTCGTCAACACTCCTATCGGCGGAGGAGGTCGGCGCGTCGCATCGTAGGGTCCGACTCTTTATTTTGGCAAACTCCCACAGCAAGCGAGAAGCATCAGACGGCCAGATATGGGGATCGACAGTCACTTACGAGCCAAGCAATATATTTGTTGAACAACTCGGACAAGGGCCCGGAGAGTATGCAGAAGATTTACTCACTCAATCCGAATTTCGTGGAGGACATTATGGGACTCCCGACGGACTGGACATCACTTCAAAAGACCGCGCCCACCTCCTTGGAAACTCCGTAGTGCCCCTACAAGCAACAGTAGCATGGAGACTACTATGGCACAACTATGCCAGTAATAGAAAATAATTCAAAATTATCTACTTGTCGAGGTTCTGATCCCACCACCCATCCCTACTACGTCGGTACCCTCCGTTTGCATCCGCCATCTCGCTCACTCTGTTCGCTTCGATCGTGCGCGGAAATAATATTGTGTCAATAGCCAGTGGTAGATTTAGGTAGGTTTAGATTTAGGTAGGTTTTGTATTTGACTGTAGGCTTAGAGTATGGATCAGATTTTGAATTAGGTTGTCTTAAACTTAGCAGAAAAAAAAGCCGGCTAGTGTAGGGTCTAACCGGCTTAACTTAAATACTATGCTGAGTATTTATTATCCAATCGCGTGAGCTCAAGGTCCGACAGATTAGGGTAAAGCTTTTTCAATTGCTTAGCGTTCTCAGTCATGACCGGACGAGTTCCTATCTGCTCGTATTTTTCATGAACCAAAGCACTAAGAGTATTAATCTTAGTAACTCCATCAGCTTCAAACGATGGGATTGTGTACCAATCTTTAGCAAGCGCACGCGTTACCAGATCAATTTTCTTATACCCATGTCCTTTAGCGTATGCATGAGTTGCATAATTTTCTAATGCTGTATTCAATTTATTTCCTAGAGTACTTCTGAATACTCTAACTTTTCCACCATTCGAGAGAGAACCCAGAATTATATCTGTTGAATCAATCTCGATAACGAGCTGTGTGTTTTTCATATTTCCTACTTTCATATTCCTACTTTTTTCCCTACTTCAATTATTATCCTTTATTTGGTTGGCTATGTCAAGTGGTTTCTAATTGTTGAAAACCAGTAAATCAACCAACAGCCGGCTGGAATTTCGACACAACTCATATCACCCACCCGGAAATTAGACATACACACATACACACACATACACACGTACACACACGTACGTTCTATAGATATACTATAGACTAAAGCTATAGTAAAAAGCCATAGCGATTATTATTATTATTATATATATATATATATATATTATTTATGTTGATGATGACATGACATGATGATACTATGATGCTATGATACGTGTGTAATCCCACCCACCACCCTATTATAGTATACATATAATCACATGTCAAGTGTTATGTTACAGTTGTGTTACATGATGGTTACGATTAGGTTACATATGTGTTAATAGTGTGTGAAATCGTAGTAAAAAGCCTGAGATATCGCTAGTAGCTGAGCTTTATGTGTAATTAATATATCTATGGTGATTGATGTAGTGTGTACTAGCTATATAATTGTATTATGTATGGCATAGGTGGATCATATATGCATATGCGGGGAGAGAGGGGCTTGACAATGCTCCAAGATTTTGCTACGCTTGCCGAGCTTTGCGACGGCAATCCGATCAGACGGTCAGGGTTCCCGAAGCGGCAGCAGAGGAGCCATTGATGAATAATAATAATAATAATATATACACCTGTGGGGCGTGTACATTCACGGAAGTAAGGGATATTAATGTACCCCCTAGAAGGGAGCTTGTTGATGTGTGTGCTAAACATGTCAAGCATACTAAACCCTATTGGGATCGTATTAAGCCTGAACCTGTGTTTGTAGAACTTCAATACAGTCCCATGTATAGCATTTATTGTCATGGGTGTAATGAATCCTGGGCTAGTAAACACCCACATAAGAAAGCTAACTACGGGCATTGGTTCACGTATGAAGACTTTCCTAATGGGGATTCACCTGAGTTCTGGGATAGTCATACGTACTACATGAAAGCTTGGAAGGCATGGGCTAAAGCTACACGTATACGTGAATCACAGGGATGGCGTACAAGAGGGCAGCTATCTATGGCAGACCTTAAAGGCATTAAAGAACAACACTCTAAGGTAGCGCGTATGATCGTATCTCGTGGTGGTGGGGTGTGTAACGAACAGTTAGTGTGGACTAACGGGGATAAGAGCATGGATGCAAAAGGTTTATTTAACTTCTCTATGCGACGGCTTATAAAAGTTACATACAATCGTGATTGGGATTTATATCAGAAAGAAACGCGTGGTTTAGATTTGCTTGAGGACTTAGCTAGTACCGCCGTAGAGAAGTTTCTTACTGCACAATCGCGTAATCGTCGTATACGCAACCCATACAGTTACCTGAGTGCATGCATTAACTCGGCTGTAATGGATTATAGACGCGAACGTGCGAAGATGAGACTCACTATAGTTCCCCATGACGTGATGGATTACGTGGAATCATTAGGGATATCTGATCCTAATGCGACTATGGACGTGTATGAAACCATTAAACAAAAACCACACACGAAGGTGGATATACATACGTTAACTAAGTTATTAGATGAGAAGGATATTAAAGTAAAACCTGCCCATATACGGGCTGTATTCAACGCGTTAATCGGAAAGAACAGGGGGTTACAGGGTAATCAGACTACGCGTAGGTACATTAGGCACGTTATACAGCAACTTAAGGAGGTTGATGATAGCGCGTTGTATGCAATACACGCAAAGCTCACGAGTACTGAGCATGACGTAGATATGCAGGTTAAGAAAGAGTTAAGCACAGTAGGGATATACCCTAATATACAGTAGAGAGGATTGTATTATGGCATGTGTTAAATGTGGTGGTACGCGTACTGCTGCGGAGATACGCGGGTTTGAGTATAACTATTATGAGGATGAAATAGATATACGCGCGAAATATACGGATGATGAATGGGATACGTATCAACGCGAACAAGAAGAAGAAGCTAAAGTAATATCTAAAATGTTACGCGATAAATGGATAGCTAGTGATAATACGCTTGATGAATGGTATACGGATGAGTTAGATACTGTATGTCATTGTGATGATGATGGGCGTACAGTCGTATATCCTGATGGGTATGTAATAATGGCTCCTGATGGGGGTCTTAAGGAACATATACACAATTATAAGTATATGATATAACACACACGCACGAGTATATATATATATATATTACTGTGTGTATATGAGTATGTGTATATCTATTACTGTGTGTATATATTATTGTGTATGTGTATACATACGCGTACACACGCGCGTATATAAGAAAAAAGGTCGGTTGGTTTAACCCCGTAGGGGTTATCCAGTCTATCAGTCATACATATTGTGCCGACTTAGAAGGTACATGGTATGTATAGCGAAGGAAAAACTTGCCATCAGACCCCTTCGGGGTCTGTCCGGCTGGGAAGTCAGTGTTTGTG